GTTGCATGGTTATGTTCACTACATTCTTGCAGTCTGCAACTCGCCCTGTAGCAAGTCTTTCAGGTGGTTCATATCCAGTATTAGTCGGTGCTTATTTCGGCGACAGTGCTTTGTTCACTGTTATGAAAGAAGGCTTGCAGTTGAAGACTGGTGAAGTACCAGGTGGATTGCAGATTTGGTTGACTGGTGTCGGTTACTTCGGTAGTGGTGTTGGTGACCTTCGTCGTGGTGGCGCAATTAACATCGTTCAAGCCTAAATTGAATCATGAGAGAGTATCTAAACATACTCTCTCAATGTCTAAGGAAATAATATAATATGTCAGTACCATATCAACGAATCTCAAACGCAACAGTAGAAGACATTCAGTTCTACGATCCGGCAGCGGAACGCAGAGCGGCTGCACTACAAGTTGATTGGGCACCATACTTTAAAGTTGCTTCACAAGAGTGGCTTTATAAATTAGAGTTTGGCTGGTGGCAGAAATACTGCGACACCGTACTTGGCGCTTACTATTATAACAATCTGCCAAATGGACAATTGATTTCAAGCTTTAATCCAAGTCTGCTCATTAAAAACGATCAGACACTAATTCGTTTAGATACATTTGGGGCTATATTAGTATTCTATGAATCACTAGTAACCGATGTGTCTAACATGAACGAGGTTGATTTGCAAAACTACGAGTTTGCACAGAAACGTTGTGATAACGAATGGACAAAAGCGTTGCAACTTATGAACTTCTATGATTTATATCAAGATAGTCCACAAGGACCAACAACAAAGCTAGAAGAAAATTGGACAGCAGACGTTGATTATTTCAACGGAGATAGGAGATATTTCTAATGGCTGAAATTACATATAGTGTATTAAACGAACCAACAGTTACAGTAAATCAAATTATTGCAGTGTTGAAGCGTGATATACCTAAAGCATGGAACATACCAATATATGACGACTTCCCTAGTGATAGTGAAGTTGTTCGTTATGGTGTCTATGTGAGTGATGTACATACAGTTAGTAGAAATCCTCATCAATTAGGTATACAATTTTGTGGTGCAATTTATCACGCAGTTGATGAATTTAATATCACATACATTAGCTACCAAGATGATCCATACAATACAGCAATTAATGCTATTATTGCAAACTTAGTTACTGCTTTCAAAAATGATGGTGTGCAACTAATGGATGGTTACTTCGAAAGAAATTTTGAACAGGTTCGAACATTCGGACCCACTCAAGCAGAAAAACATACTTGGACATTCAGTTTAACAAGATTAGAATTTAATACATAACGCCAAACACAAGGAGACTATAATGGCAAGAATTACCGTAAACACAACAGGCAGTCAACCAACATTGTTGATTAGCACTGACCTTATTAGCAACACTGCTAACTGGGGAAATATTGCAAACGCATTGTCAGTGACATGCTTGCAAGATATTACCATTACTAACAGTACTGGCATCTATTCATATACAGACTTTTGCTCTACAGATATGAATAAGTTGACAACTCCTGCAGACAATGAGATTTCTGTTAACATGGTTATTGAAGATGAAGTATTCTTCGGTAACGCTAACGCAACAGCAAACTCATCAACATTCTATGGTGTGTCTGATTTGAGTATCAACAAGATTCCTCTACAGTTTAAGTTAGTTATTAATGGTGGCAATGCTACTAGTAATGCTTTCTACTATGCTGGACAAGGATTCATTTCTTCACTAGCACCAACAGCAAGTCCTGATGCACCTGTCTGGATCACACCTATGACATTAGCAGTTGATGGATCAATGGTTACTGGTCAAAACGCTTAATCAAATATTGATTTAGGTATATAAGGGAGCACTTAAAACGTGTTCCCTTTTTTAATAATTGAAGGAAACAAATGAGTGAAGAAAAACAACATGACGTGTGGTTAAAGACTGACGAAGAAAAGTTACGCAGTCTAATTGCAGATGAGGCTAAGGCAATGCCCATGCTTGATGCGATGCAATCAACAATAAAACAACTAAAGGCAAAGCAAGCATTCAGACTAGCATTACTTAATCAGTTACTAGACGATGTGATTGACAAAGAATAAATACAATGTAATAATTTAAAAAGGAAATTAACAAATGAAATTAAGCCAACTTACAGCAAAACCCCAACTGATCGACCTTCACATAGATGATGAAGAAACTATTAAAGAATTTGGTGAAGCAATCGAATTCTGGACATGGGATCGTCAACCTATGGAAACATTTATGAAGTTAGCTAACGCTGACCATGGTAACACAGCATCAATTGTAGAGATTGTTCGCACACTCATTTTAGATGAAAAAGGCAAACAGATATTGACTGATGACCAGATGCTGCCAACACATGTTTTAATGAAGGTGATTGCAAAGGTGACTGAACTATTGGGAAAGTAACAAATGACAATATTGATATCCATAGTGAAAAGATGGCATCAATATTGTGGATAGATACACTAGGCAAGCGTTATGGAATGTTACCTAGTGAAGTGATAGGTAGAGCTAACACTTTTGATTTGTATATAATGGATATGGCATTGACGTTTGAGAACTATCATCACAAGAAGTCAATGAACAACGGTAAAGAACCAATACCAGACTATACACAAGATGAATTGATGGAAATGCTTAGAAAGAATAAGGAAATGAACAATGGTTAATTTAGATGCATCGTTTAAAGGTGATGTTAGTCAGATGTTGTCAAAGATGAAAAAAGAATTGAACAACATCCCTAAAGAAGCCTACCAATTTTTTCTAAAGCAAACTCCCGTTCGCTCTGGTAATGCAAAACGCAATACCAAACTAAAAGGAAATACAATTCAAGCAAATTACCAATATGCTGAAGTGTTAGATAAAGGTCGTCATATGACTAGTAGAGGCATGCGTGGTAGTGAGCAAGCACCACAAGGTATGACTAAACCAACAGAAGAATTTATTCAACAGCGTGTGGATAAAATCGTTAAAGGGAAATAATAAATGTCAACAGCAACCGCAAATATTAATGTAAGCGTAAATGGCTTAGGTCAATTAGATACATTAGATAAAAAACTGCAAGGTCTTGGTACAAGATTTAGCGGATTAAAAACTGCATTGGCTGGCGTAGGCTTTGCGGCGTTTGGTCGTTCAGCACTTATGATGGCTGATGATTTATCTGATTTGTCAAACGCTACAGGTATCGCTATTGGTAGATTACTTGAATATCAAGATGCATTAGTTGCAGCCGGTGGCCAAGCCGATCAAATGGCAGGTGGCATTGTTAAATTCACACAAAGTATTGATGAAGCCGCACAAGGTAGTTTAAAAACACAAAGTGCCTTTGCTGAATTGGGTGTAACACTACAAGACTTACGCACATTAAGTGAAACTGATTTGTTATCAAAAGCCTTGCAAGGTTTCGATAAAATCACTGATAAGAGTCGTGAAGCCGCATTAAAGATGGATATCTTTGGTAAGAGTTTTAGAACAGTTGACCCAAGAGAAATGGTTGACAAACTCAATCAAGCCGCAGGATCAGGTGACAAGTATGGTCAATCAATTAAAGAAGCAGCCGCATTAAACGATAAAATGGCTAAATCAATGATGGATCTGAAAATTGCATTCTTGCAAGTTACAGCTCCATTAGTTGAAATGGTTAACAAGATTAGTGATGGTGGAAAGAATATTGAAACATTAGTTACTATCATTAAAACATTAGGTATAGTATTGCTTGCTGTATTTGGTGGCGCAGTCGCAATGGCAGTTATTCGTTTCTTTGGTATGTTTGCCAGAGGTATAGCCGCAGTTGGTCCTGCTGTAGCACAGTTACGAACTTACTTTGCAGGATTTGGTACAGCCGCGGCCGCCAGCGCAGAAAAAGCCGCACTAAGTTTTGCAGCCAATGGTAAACTAATGACAGCGTTGCGTGGCGTTGGCACAATGATTGGTACTATAGGTGGAGCAGTCGCCGGCTTTATGGGACTAGGTGGAAACGACACCAAAGCTCCAGAAGCAGGCGCGGGTGCAGGCGCGGGCGCGGGTGCTGGTGCAGAATCAGCGGCTAATCGTGAAGTAACAGACGCATTAGCTAAAAAGCGTCAAGAGATTCAAAACATTACCAAAGCATTTAAAGATCAGAACAATCAACTAGTAGATAACATCAACGTTGAGAAGATGCTTGTTGGTAAGAGCCAAGAAGAAGCAGATATCATTAGAGCACAAGAAGAAATTTACAAACGTGCCGCTTCTGAATCAGATAAGTTAAGATTAGCAAAGCAAGCATTGGGCAAAGACGAGCAAGGACTTATTACTGTTTATGATGCTCAAATTAAAAAGATACAAGAACAATCAGAAATAGATGTTGCCCGTGTTAGTAAGGCTATGAGTGGATTGCATGGCTTAAAATTATTAGAACAAGATAGACTAAACAACATTGAGCGTATCAATCAAGCATTGCAAAAACAAATTGCTTACGACCAATCATTGTTACAGATTCGTCAACAAACACAAAGTCAAATAGGTGAAGCAGAGTTTGAGGGTGCTCAGATGAAACGCTCACCACTTGAGAAACAATTTGCTCAGATACAAGAGAATGCCCGTAAAGCCGCATTAGAAGCAGGTCGTGCATTCAGTGAGCAATTCAGTGCTGAAGATATGGGTGCAGAAGATGCTAAGAAGTTAGCTGATGGTCTTGCATTGATTGCTCAACGATACCAAGATATTGCTAATGTACAATCAGCTAATTTAGGTGTTAGCCGTACATGGGCTACTGGCTGGAAAGATGCATTCAATAGTTATATGGATAGTGCAACTAATGCCGCTAAGATGGCAGGTGAACAATTTAATGCAGTTACAAATGGTATGAATAGTGCTATTGATAAGTTTGTTGAAAGTGGTAAGTTCAGCTTCAAAGATATGGCTAACTCTATCATCAAAGATTTGCTAAGAATTGAATTGAAGAAACAAGCCGCAATGGCGATAAGTGGAGCAGGATCATTCTTAGGATCATTGTTTGGTTTTGCTAATGGCGGACAGCCCCCAATCAACAAGCCAAGTATTGTTGGTGAGAAAGGTCCTGAGTTATTCGTACCAAAGACTGCAGGTACAATCGTACCTAACAATCAATTAGGCGGTGGTAGTCAAACTATCAATAACAATTATGT